TCTGTTCATTACGGGCTATAACACCACCCTCATCCATTTTAACCTCCCTCATCAGAGCATCTACTGAGAGGCCTTCTATGCCACCCTCAGCAGCCTGTACGTTGACCTCGCCTTGTCTCTTAAGGGAATCTTTAAGAACATCAGCGTTGGCATCGCCAGCAGCAATAGCTTCTTCTGTAGCTCTTCTATTAAGTTGACGTGAACTATTTGCCATAGCTCTGTCTGCAGCTGATCTCTGTGCTTTACCCATCTCTTTGTCTGATTGGTACTTCATTACACTTGATGCAACAGTTGCAACCGCCATTGTTACTGGATCACACATCCACACTTCCTTTCGTAAATAGATAGAAAGGCTCTCCACCAATTCTATGTTTAAATCCTGTTTTAATATCAAAGCCACACCATGATAACCATCGTTGACCTGTTGTATTTTTAGTGTGTATGTAGTTATATAGTAGCTCATACTCACCTGAAATCTCTTCAACCCATTTCCTATTGTGTCTAAGGAACTGTTTTGAGTGTTCTTCTAATCTTTTAGTTCCTAGTAACCAAGGTACACCAAAGCCTGAGTCATGGAGACAATCACCACAACCAAACATTCCTAGTATATAATTATCCTTGCTATCTACTATAGTATAGATTTTGTTATTAGGTACATCAAAGGCTGATAGTATTCCATCTATATTAGAACCGCCTGAACAGGCTGATACTTCTAGGGTATCTATTTCTTTTAGATTGGGTCCTAGAACATAAGCGTCTTCTTTAGTCCCCGCCCTAACAGAAGCGTTGTCATAGGTTTTAATTACACTCATTCTAAAACTTTCTTTTAGATCTTTTTCGATCTGGTTGTATAGAAGCCTTCCCACTCAGCCGACTGGAAAGCACAAGGTAAGTGGCTATCAGAGGTTAATGAGATTGTAGCGTGTGTGTTCATACAAGCCACAGGAAATCTAAATGTCCCAGAAGATAGTTTAACCTCATCTAGTAGGGTTGCCGCCTCATTTAATAATAAACCATTGTATGTATAGGTATACTCTGATCGGTATAGAGGTGTAACTTTAGCCTGGAAGAAAGTTGTATCTTCATATATAATACTAAAGTTTCTCATTTGGAGCCTACCTGACGTGGTAGATACCTCAGCAACTTTAACGTATTGTGTTGAGAAGGTATAATCAAAAGTATAAGGCACACCTACCCACACAGTTTGTGCGGAGTAATCACCACTAGCTGTGATAGTTGTGGTCGTAGGTCTTGAAGTAGTTATATCCGAGCCTTTTTGAGTTGACCAACCACCGCCTTTAACAGCCTTCATATTTGTTGCGGTTGGTTCAGCATAAGGAAGTGTCCATGTAGTTGTATTAGTACCAGAAACATATGTACCTGTTAACTCTTTTTTTCTATCTAAACGAATAGCATAGCTTAAACCTGTTTCAGGAACATTTTGCAACTGTATCTTATCAAAATATACACCATCAGTCCTAGATGCAATCACATATAAATCGTTATCAATAACATCAATATCATTAATTGTATCAGTAGAAGAGAACTCCCAAAAGGACCAAGATGATTGAACTTTAGTAGACCCTGTACCAGTGCCTCCAGCTGCCCAATACCATTTGTAGACATATACTCTATTAGGGTTGTCTGACGATAAAGCAAACAGTGTGTCTTCATTTGAACTAGCTACTATCTTTGTAATATTTTTTGGTATATATTGTGGTACATGCCCTGATACATCTGTAGCATCTTTAGAGATAGCATCAGTATCCACAAAGTATTCATAGAATGATGTATACTGTCCACTCTCTGTTGTAAAGTAAAGCCTAGGTCCAGCCGCTACAGGTCTAATGCTTGCTGAGTCATTCTTAAACTCAGTAGTAGCAGAGATAGATATAGTAGCTGGTGATAGGATATCATTATCATCAATAATAAACTGGGTATGACCTGAGAATAGAATTAAAGTTTCGTTAAATGGTACTGCTGCATATAAAAGACTTACTTTATTATGAGATATAGCTATATCAATAGTCTGATCATCAGGCACCGCAGTAACTGTAGTAGGAAAGAATGTATAAAAATCAGAAGTTGCTGACATAATAATGTTTTCTTTAGATAGGAAACTTAATCTATTTTTGTAAAAGAATACATCATGTATAGTTTGACCAACAAAAGAAGGTATAGGAGCACTCGCTTCATCTCCCACATCTCTTGCAGTCCATGTAGCAGGACCAAAAGTAAAGGAACCAGAAGTCAGAATAAGTTGGTGAGGCATAGTAGCAGGATTAATAGTCGTTTTCATTCCTGGTAATACTGTTTCTACGTATTCACCTGTAGTAGTTTGAGCTACAACATAGTAGTTATCAAACTCATTTGTGTCGTCACCTAGTATCTCATACTTGTTACCTACAACAGAAGTCGTTGGTAGTTCACCAAAGGTCTGTACAGTACCTACAACAGTTCCTGAAGAGGTAGTACTTGCCATAGCAACTGTAATACCATTATTTGTGACAAACGTATAATCAGCAATAGTAACAAACCTTAAGTTTTCTTTAGGATTAGCTGTTACTAAGTAAGCTAGACCACCTGAAGCTGTTAAGGTTGTACTAGATCCATCATCATCATAGATGGTACAACTTGTATTATTTAGTGTTCCATCTGATTTTATAATAACAACATATCTATTATCTTTATCTCTATCAATCCAATACACAGCGTCTGTTGCTCCTAGAGCTGTGCCATTTAATTTACCTACATGTTGTGAGCCTAATCTTTTAATTAAACCCTGAACAATAGAGGAAGAAGCGTTAACTTGTGCTTCACCCTGTGAGGTTAACCTAAGTGTAGCTGGTTGTTGTGATACCCCATTTAATAAGTTTGGTACGTCTGAGTTAATTAAAGCCATGTTTTAATACCCTGTTCTTCTACCTGCACCTCTATATACTATTGAACTAACAGAATAAGAGTCGGATAGTATATTGTTATCTTCAGTGTCAGCTTCCGCTTGCTCATAAGTTATCATAGCTTCTTGTTCTTCTGTTTGTGTAAAACCAAATAAAGTATCTGATCCAACAATTCTAGCTTGATATCTTCTAGCGGCTTTCACTGTAATATATCGTCTTGCATATTGGGGGAGTTCGTCAAAAGGAAGGAGTAGAACAAGGTCTACATAAATTGTGACTGTTGTGTCGAATACATATGTTCTATTCGCTTTATCATATAATCGACTGCCTCTTAGAACGAGGTCTTTTGCTACTGATAATCCAGTAGTATCTATCTTTGTACAATTTGATGGTACATTTATAAACCCGTCTGTGTCAGGGGTTAAGGGATAGTCATACTCTTGGTTATAGTGGGCTCCAATTGTTTGTACGGAGACGGATGTTTCATCTAAAATTGATTTCGCTAAAGCAACGTCAACTAAACTAGGATCATCCAGTGATGACACAGGCGATTCTCCTGTACTACCTAGTAGTATATTGACCGCTTCTAGCTCTGTAGTTAATGTTGGAGTCGTTGCCATGTAATAATCCTAACATAAATAAGGGGTGTGGTGAACACCAAAAGGGGAGTAAAGATGTCCACCACGGGGGAGCGAAGTGTTTAGTAACTACATGTTAGTTATTATGCAGTTTGTATTTGAACACATGCTTCAGGTCTTAATACTCCATGACCTACAGCATATTTAGCTACCATTAATGTACCTTGTCTACGTACATCGTACTCTGATTCAACAGCTAGATCCATTAATTTAACAGTTCCAACAGATGATATATGAGTTATGACAGCAACATTATTTAAAGCAGAAGCTAATTGAGCAGCACCTGCGCCACCAACGTCAACACCAGTACCTGATTGGTCTGTGCTTGGAAGGTGAACAGTTTTGATTAGGTTGATTCCAGCAATCTGAGGTATAGTACCTTGAGCAATAGAACCACGACCAGAGAAATCTACGTTAACTGCATTAGATGCATTAGCTAGACTGTAGTATTCAGCTGGTTTTAGATAACAATATCTATCTTCACTAGGAACATAAGCATCATCTAAAGCTTCAGCCGCATCGAATATAGATCCGATTAATGACGTAGCATTAGTTTTAGCATCAGAATCAGTAATAACTGTACCAGCTGCATATGATGAGTCACCTACGTTAGCAGAGGCAGTAGCACCCTGTACCATAGTTTGTAGTATATGTTTGTCCATTTGGAAAGCAAGAGCTTTACCCATCTCTGAACTGTATACTGAACGTATATCGTAATGATTCTTAGCTTCCTGTATGTTAGCTATGAAATGAGAACTAACCAATAGATCATTAATTGTTATGACCTTCTCGTTATGGTTAAGAGCTGTTCCAACAATTTCCACACCTGGAGTATGGTAAGCAGCAGAACTTCTACCCATTACTGGGAATTGAGCACTCTTTCCGTTAGCGATAGTTCTAGTCATATGTCTTCCAGCAGTCACAGTTGATTGTGCGAATGAAGCAAGAACCTCACCAGAGAACACTTTTAGGAATAGTGCGTCTGCGGTGGAGGCATTGTTTACTTTACCAATATCGGTAATTGTAGCATTAGCCATGTTATAATCCTTTGTTTATAAGTTAATTAAAAATAAGTCTCTATGTTATTTTAACTTTTCTGTATGTTAGGAGTATATAGTTTTCCACCGCAGCGGGCTATTCATCGTTACAATAGTTAAGTTACGTCTAGTCTTTTACTTAGGGTTTGATCTACCTAGTTTGTTTTGTACTGTGTCTCGAAAGGCAGTATCAGTCTTGTACTCTGGTTTATTCATATCAGCTGTTACTTGTGCCCAGCTTGCATATGCGTCACCACTAGTCTGTGAGGTGCGGCCACCTATGTTAGATGGTTGTCGTCCATTAGCAGACTCATATCGTGCTTTCAACCCTTGAACTGCAAGGTTGACTTGAGATCTATCACCAGAGTTAACAGCATTGTTGTATGCGGTTACTTCTGTCGAATCCATTTGATCACCAGCCCAGTTTACCATTTCGGTATAAGCGTCTGAACCACCTACTTCTTCATATATTTCTGATTGGACACCTTCAGCGATAGATTTCTGACCAGCAATATACTGATCTACTACACCTCTATCAATTCCTTTAGCTCCAAGAGATTCATATTCTTCCTCTGATAGACCGCCATTCTGAGTATAGTTAGAAGAGAGGGTATCAAAATCTAAACCTGTTGAGTCTACAGCTTCCTTAGCATCAGCTGGTTCTACCACAGAATCTTCTGGAGTAGTAGCCTCTTGTCTTTCTTTAGTAAACTGTTTCTCTAGTTCACCATATGCTTTAGCCATATCTTCAGGTTGCTTAAACTTATCTGGCAACCATTCAGGTCTGTCTGTATTTACTTCTGGGGTTTCTGGGGCATCAGCTCCCGTCTCCTCAGTTATGCCTACTTGTATACTATCTACCAATTTGACTTGGTACCTAGTTCTATAAGGTTTCCTTTAGCAAGGCGGTACTTCACACCGGGAACAGCAAGTTCTCTTCCAGGCCAGGAGGCATATTCATCTTTTTCGCTCGTTGGAGCTGTCTTCACCACAGGAGGCATTGCTGGACTCTCTGTTTTAGATACAGCTCTGTATTCTTTTTTATACTTCGTATCATTATTTAAGTTAGTTGGGTTAGCGTTAGCCATTTGTTACTCACTTTCTTGAGGTACATTAGCTTCGACTACTCCTTTAGTCATCTCCCTAGTTACACCAGGAGCACTTGCAGCCCCAGCTTGCATAGCCATCTGCTGTTGTTGCATCTGTTCTGCTTGCTGTTGTTCTTGTTGCATCTGCTCTTCTGATTTAACAAGACCTTTACTGTCAATTCCATGACCAGTAGATAGTCTAGTTAGAAGGTCACCAAAGTTTAGCTTCTGTATTATCTCAGGGTTAGCTCCTGCTAAGTTGACAACATCGCCAACAAATGCACGGAGTTTATTAAGGTCATTACCTCGACCTAAGGCTTCGACTCCAGTTGTGATAACAGGTGTTACTGTATCTTTAGGAAGTCTTGGTAATTTTTTACTAGCCATCAATCTTTCCATTATGATGTTGACTAGGGGTAATTGTAATTCTTGAGATAAGATAGAGTATACACCACCTAAAGAAGCTTCAAGCTCTTGTGATAAGAACCTAATCTCTTCAGCTGTAACTCGTTCAGCATCTCTTGAAACACTTGTATTTAATAGGAAAGCATAAGATAATCTCTTTTCAATTCTGTTAACAGTCTCCATAACAACCTGCATATCAGGGTATTTCTGTACTTGTAACACTTGAACATCCTCAGGATTACCTGTAATTATTGCACCATTCTCAGCCATAGCTAAGTCACGTTTCCTTGTAGAAGCATTTGGTTTAACTAAGAAGACAACCTTGGATGAGGCCGCTGATGTTTCCACCATAGCTTTCATTAAGCCTTCTAAACTTCTTAGGTCACCTTGGTACTCTTCACACATTCCTCTTCCATAATTCTCACCATCTATAGATACGAATCTTAATGCAAGGTATGGTAGTAAATCTTTTTTATATGTACCATCTGATCCTGGCACAATCACTTCTTTAATCTCTTGATGACTGTGGTACATACCATCTATTAATACTATATGAGTATATATGTCACATGCTTCATCACTCATATTAGCCTCAGTAGGCATTAAAGCTTTAAGCTCTTCTGACAATGCTGATCTATCAATAGATTCTTTAATGATTAGTTCTATCAGTTCACCATCTGGTCCACGTCTACATACATATTGGTTTAATGTATACACCTTAACCGACCCTGATTTAGGATGATGTAGCACTACGTTACCACCTACTATTAGATGCTTTAACGCTTGCCACAGGCTAGGTCGCATAGACTTACCTTCTATTTCTCTAAGGACATTTCTTTCATAGGCACCTAAAGCTTCTTCTATTTCTGCTTTATGTCCTTCATCCTCGGCAGCTTGTTGTTCTGCATTAGGATCTAATGACAGCCTAAAGAATGGTTGGTTAGGTGGTAGCAGTAGTAATAATAATTTTGAGGCTAAGTTGTTGACACCTCTAGCTCCAATACTTTGGAAAGGTTGGTACAACTTACTTGAACTTTCAAAACCTTCAGTAGGTATAAGAGATGGTATAGTTAATTCACTGCATTCTCTAGCCCTATCAAGGTAATGGTTCCTATCATTGGTTAGTTTAGAGTATCTACCAGCTACTGTTCCAGACATCTGTATCATATTTGTTTCCTAAGTTGGAATGTTTAAACCTGATTTTTCCGACCCTGATTGTATACCTAAATTACTCTTTCCTGAAGTTGTAAAAACTTTCTTACCTTTAGGTTTTCTTTTAGGGGCAGTGCTTGGGTCATACTTTCCCACTTTACTTACTGGAGCCACTGGTGCTGGAGCAGCACTTCCTCCTCCTCCTGATGATATGCACATGATATATTCCTTTGTTTAATAATTGGTTGGGATAGCTAAACCTGATGAGCTCGCTGTTGTTTGAACAGCATCACCACCTGCATTCATTCCTTTTGATTTAGGTTTTTTAGTTGGTGTCTTTTTGTCATACCTTCTTTTATCTAATAATTTTGGGGATGCCTGCACGATAGGGGCTGGAGCTGGGGCAGGTGATGGTCTAGATCCCATACACATAATATATTCCTTTTAGTTTGAGTCCTGTGCCCTGTCCATTAATTCTTTTAGCCATGTAACCACAGAAGATTGACCTGCTTTAAACCACACCTCCCTATCACTATCGGACAGGGAAGGGGGTACAGCAGGGTAAGTTAAATCAAGTAGTACGACCAGCTCCTCTACTGTGTAGGGCAGCTGTGTGTCGTCTAAGGCAGTATAAGCCATGTTGTATCCTTCTTAATGAGCATCACCGAATAGGGCAAGCACCTGTTAAACACTCTTCTTCTAGTAATTCTTCTAGAGTATTACCTAAGTCAACTGCTACAGGTTTCAGGGTACTAGCATAAGCTTCATACTCTTCTTTAGTAACAACCTCTTGTGGTAAGTAGAGATAGCCAAGGTCCTTAGCTGTTTTCGTAGGGTCATTCCTATATATAAAGGATACACCTACATAGATATCCCAGTTATCCATGATCCAATTTACAATTCCATCTACTTCCTCAACATCATATGAGATAGTAATAGAACAGTTATGCTTATCAACATAGTTATTCATAATCCATTTGTATCTAGCCAGTTGATCTAAGGCTGTCTCACTGTTAACCTCCTTACCATCTACAACATCAAACTTAACCTGATCATATTTAACCGGGAAGCACACAAGAGTAGCTTCAGGGTCTGATGGGTTAGGGAATACTTTGTATCCAGCCTGTCTAAGGATAGCTGTCAAAGGGTCATGTATAGAAAAGTTAATGTTATTAAAGATGTATTTGCCAAGTGGCTTGTGTACACCCTCAGTTGTATCCATGATCTTACTCAATGTCCCACTAGGTTTCACTGTGGTCACAGCCTGTGCTCTAGGTAGCCCTAGTTCATCAGCCATTGAATGGGCACCAGCATAGGCTGCATCTCTAACCTGCCTTAGTTTATCACCATCCATGACATACTCCCAGCTGACAATACCTGTTAAGCCTACACCACACAACCTTAAGAACTCATTAAGTTCATGCCATGTACGTTGTAGTATACCATCATCTAAGTTTACACATGTCTGTCTATAGTTAGCTCTAGCCATAATACGTATAGCTGTTAGGAGTTCCTCAAACTTACCATTGAATTTCTGTAGGTCTATCTCTACTAGGTTGCAGAAATTTTTGTTGCCTAATGCAATTTCCGCACAAGGGTTAACACCCTTCCACCACTCAGCTCTCTTCTTAGCTGTCTCACCATTGATAAATCCTGGCTCACTACCACCAGCTTCTTGCATTAGCTTGAAGACATAGTAAAGTTCAGCCTTACTAGGTTTCTTATTGAAGACTAGACTGTTGTTTGATTGTCCACGTTGAGGGTTCTCTACCCAGAAGTCTTTCTTAGCTGTAGCAAACTCTTCCCACATGAAGGAATCAAAGTCATGGAGTGCTATCTGAGCTGATCTCCTTGATGATAATATACTACCACACCAGTTAACAAGGTCTAAGATATCAATCTTGTTTAATAATCTACCAGCTCTCTTGTTCATTATACCAGCTATAGCAGGGAAGGCTATTGATATAGCATCATCTCCACTAGATATCCATCCATAACCCTTAAGTCTTTTACCTGAAGGTCTGATCTCTGAGAAATCTAAGATAAGTGTATGTGCATTATGTTTACCTGCTACTAGTTTACCTAAGGCTTTAGACCAAGCTTCAGCTGAGTCACCAACTTTAATAGTCCACACCCCATCTTCAATAGATTCATAGTTATTCTCTTTACCTTTAGCTTTGCTGTCTTCATACTCATGTCTTATACTACGTACAACTTCTACCTTAAGAGGTTTAACAAAACCATTAAGTGTTCCTGGGGTAGCCTTAAAGCCTACACCACAACCCTGCATTAGAAGCCACAGGACATCAACCACATCATGTACTGTCTCTACCTGTACGAAGGAACAGTTGAACTGTGAGGCTTCTCTGGTTCGTGAGATACCAGTACCACCTAGCCACAGGGTACGACCTGATACAGCAGCCTTACGTTCTATCATCAGCTGACCTAAAGCTTCTAACTCTAGGTTCTCTATAGCTGTCAGATCCTTTTGACCTTTAGCCCTAGACCACAGCCAAGCTTGATGCTCGACTACTCTTCCTACTGTTTCTTTCCATGTTTCAAATGTAGTACCAGCGTCATTGGTTGGTCTGTTGTATGTTCTTCTTGTTACTATCTCTGCTCTTGTACTTGTCATTATAATTCTACCTTTCCTTTGAGCTGGTTGATTCTCATCTCAGCATATCTTATTACTTTTTGTAGGTCTACTATCTCTGATTCAGATACACTCATATCATCATAGGTTTTAAACCCTGCTCTAGTTGCATACTTAACTATGTTGCCCCTCCAATACTCAAACCCATTACGCATGATAAAAGATATAGGTTGGATAGACCACTTAGCATAGTGGCTTGGGTTATCTACCTTATCTTCTTCAGGTTTCTTAATCATCTTCAACTCCCTTTCTTTTCTTTTAATAAAATCTACATGGTGCTCTTGTACTTGCTCTTCCATAATTTAATCTCCCCTGTCTTCTGATTATAATCTTCATGCTGTAGTATCTTAGCCAGACGAGCCTGAACCAAAGCATCAGCTTCAGTCAAGCCCATCTTAGCAAATGCCTCCACTACAGATTTCCAAGAGCATGACTTACCTAGTATCTTGTCAGCTTTCACAGGTCCAACTCCAGGGCATCCCTTGTAGTTATCTACTGTGTCACCGATTAAAGTCTGATAGAGGTGTAGTCTGTCACCTAGTCTCTTGGTAGTCTTAGTGATAGTCACTTGGTCAACTGATAGTTTACTAGGTATCTGACCTAGATCCTTATCAATAGATACAATGATGCGTTCATTCTTTGAGGGCTCTGTTGCTAGTATGCCTAATACATCATCAGCTTCTAGGGTAGGGAATACTTTAGTAGTATAGTTAGCTACATAGTATTCTCTTAAGGCTTTCATACCTAGAGGCTTACGTTTATCTTTACGATTAGCTTTATACTCAGGGTATAAGTTCTTCCTAAAGTTATTAGGTTCAGTCAATGCTCCTGTTATAAGGTCAGCATCTAGGTTGTGCATCAGCTCATCCATTGCTATGTCTAACCTTTGCTTTGCTTCTTTAAGATCTGAAGCTAGAGTCCACAGGTCGTTCCCCCAGTCTACTTCTATCTCACACTTAAGTGCGACTTGGTATAGCAGGATGTCTGCATCTAATAGTAATTCTCTCATGTTATTGTTATCCCTTTTTTAAATATTCATCTACTGCTTGTCTTATTAAATCTGCAATAGCTACTTGGTGTTTGTTCTGTCTGCTTTGATCAGCAGATATCTGCCTTAACTTTTCAAAGTTTGTAGTTTGTATATTACAGTTATAAGTAATTGTAGGTTCTCTTATCTTATGTGGTCTAGTCATATAGTGTTCTCCCTTTTATGTTTCAAATTGTGAATAGTATTTTACAAGTTTCTTTAAGTCTAATAAGGTTCCAGAGTTCTTCATAGTGTTAGCCTTCATGCTAATAATCCTAGTGTTGTTAGGTGTGTACCCCAACTCATTATCTACCCTTTCATAACTTGGTGAGTTTGGATATGATCGACCTTGTTCTCTTAAAGTATATACTAACTTTAGTCCCAACACAGGGCAGACTTTAGGAAAATATATATCCTCAAAGTACAGTGTAAACAAAATGTTTCGTCTCTTTGCTTGAAACTTCTTGGCATTGAATGCTTGCTTCTGTCTTTGCCTGACGTTAGTGAGTCTCAGCCCAGTTGTTTCCAATGTTATATTCTCCATCCAGTTTAAGGCGGAACTTAAAATGTTCACCAGCTTTAGCTATAGCTAGTAATGCAAGCTCACCTATTTTATCTGCTATATCAGGATCACATTCAACTTGGATCTCATCATGTATCCATGCTACTTGTGATGCCCTACTATGTAGATCTTTAGTTGTTAATAATTTATCAAACTCTACTAAGAATTGTTTGCATAATACAGCACCACAGTTTTGTAGTAATGCATTAAGTGAAGAGTGTTGATTACGAATCTTAATCTTTCGACCATCAATCCCAAAGACAAACCCTTTGTTAGAGGCTCGCTGTACGTTCTTCATTAAGGTACCTAGTGCAGGTGTAGCATCTAAGAACTTCTGTCGGATAGCACTACCAGCTTTCACACCAGCACCTACTATCTCACCCATCTTACCTGCTCCTGCACCATAGATCAGTGCATAGATAAATGTCTTAGCTTCAGATCTTGTTGAAAGTCCAGCGGCCCTTTGATTAACCACATGAATATCTCCATTAAGTATCTCGTTAGCATACACACCGTTGTCATAAGGCATCATGTAATGTGCAAGACATCTTAGTTCTAATCCTGATAGATCAATACCTACTAAGACTTTATCTTTAGCCACAGTAAATAATGAACGACAGTCTTCACCATAGGGTACACCATTGCTGGGTACCTGTGCTACGTTAGGGTTGAAGTGGGTAGCTCGACCTGTGATTGCACCATTGGTATTAACTGCACCATGTATACGACCATTGACTTCATGTTTTAGCCATGCTTGGTTTCCTTCTGATAACATACCTATACGTTTCTGTACCATATAGTATTCTGAAAGTAACTTAGCTTCAGGATAATCTAACTTAGATAGTATAGCTTCATCAATCTTAGGTTTACCATCAGGAGTAAAAGCTTTAGGCTTCCATCCTTTAAGTACCTGTAACCTATGAGCTACGTGGTCTCTTGACCCGGGGTTGAATGTTATAACTTTAATCTTATCAATCTCGACACCTTTCACATACCCTCTCGTCTTGTTGTTAACCTTAGGTATAAATGGTGTGCGTATCTCCCAGTCTAAGAAGACTACAGCTAATAGTCTTTTGATTTGTTCACGCCTGTCAGCTAAGGTAGCCGATAGTTGTTGAGCCTTGCGTACATCAAAAGCAAAACCTCTTATCTGTTGCTCTTTAATTATCTGTGCAACTTGGTGTTCAATCAGTATAGATTCCTTAGAGAAATCTTCTGCTATTAATTTTTCATATAACTTAGATGTTACTGCTACATCTTGTAAGCAATAGTCTAACATCTCTTGGCTACATACTTCCCAGCCACCATCATAGTCACCCTTGTGTAATCCTAGTCTGTGTCCCCATGCTTCGAGAGAGTGTCTACCTACAAGTTTCCTTGGGTAGTCCTTACGAATCATATCTCTTTCTAACATGTTAGGAAAGATTAGTCTGGATAATACTAAGGTGTCTACTACATTACTAGGGTTGAAGTAAGGATAGAACTTTTGTATAGCTGGTATATCAAAGCCTATTATATTGTGACCTACTATAACACTAGCAGTTCCTAATATTTCTACAGCTCTATCTATATCTGTATACACAGTTCCATCAATAGCAATGCAATGTATCTTGGTTGGTACTAAACCGTCAGTTTCTAAATCAAAGATCAATGGACAGTTACCTGTACAACTTTGATTTGATTGGCTGCTGGAGTTTCTTTCCTGACATGAAATAATATTTCCTCAACTACATCCGCTGACTCTTTATTAACTACATGCATCTCTATTTCTTTATACGGATCAGCCTCACATTTCTCAACAGCTTCTCGTATCTTGTCAATGAAATACTGTAATCGCTTATCATAGGCTTCTGTTTGTTTATCTGCTTCTAATTGTTCGACCTCAAGTTTAGTTGGTTTAATTATTTTTACCATAAAACTATTCCTCTCCTGTAAAGTCTTCAACAGATTCATGTAGTCTGCCTGTCTTGGGATAGTACCGAACAGTACAAGCCTTACCAGTCTCACCACTAAATCTATTCTTTAACACACGTACCACAGTATCATTACTACCATCAGCACTAGATCTTTCTAAACCTATTACTATATCTGATAGCTGAGCTATGGAATGACTACCACGTAGTTGTGATAGGCTGGTCTGTGCCCCTTCTTCATGTCCCTTACCTTCAGGTCTACGTAGATGTGATATGATAATCAAACCTACCCCTGTCTCTGATACTAATACTCTGAGTTGTGTTAATAGGTTATCAATCAATCGTCTCTCATCTCCATCAGACAAGCCACTTACTATAATAGATAGATGGTCTAGTATAATATAGTTACAGCCACAACCTTTAGCTAAGTATCTTATCCTTGATAGGATGTTAGCAATACTACTTGAACCGAAGTGATCATATAGATAGGCATTACCATTACCTATGGTTGCCTTGAATGCTACCTCCATATCACCTTTACTTATATCAGTCATACCTAAATGAACTGGCTTGTTAAGTTCAAGACCCATGATTCCTAAGGCTGTTCTTTTAGTAGACTCTTCTAACATAATGAAGCCTACCTTCTCACCCTTCTTAATTAAATCATAGCCTATCTCTCTTACGAATGCTGACTTACCTATGCCTGATCCAGCAGTAACACATACCATCTCATTCTTTCTAAGACCATGTGTCTTATCGGTCAGTCCTTCATAAGGATAGTCAACGGAATATAGTTCTTCCTTCGAACTAATCTCTGCCCACAATTCTGCACCATTAAGTATACCATCAGGTCTGTATTCCTTAGCACCCCACATGGCATCGAGAAGTTCTTTTACTCGACCAGCTTTTAACATTTCATTGGCATCTTTAAGTGGGAGGCTTGCTATCTTAGCCTTACCTGGAGTTAGTAATTGAGCACAGGCTTGTGCGGCCTTTCTTCCAGGCTCATCTTCATCGAACATAAAGACTACAGTTTCAAATCCTTCAAGCCATTCCATTGAGTTCTTAATATCTTTAGTTGCTCCTGCTGCCCCAGTTCTTAATGAGACTACTGGATACTTATTGTTCTGTACTTGACTAAGACTCAGAGCATCTAGCTCACCTTCAACAACAGTAATTAGTTTACCCTTGTCTCTCCATAGCCACTCACCATATAGTCCAACGTCTTTATCTCCTAGCCATACAAAATCTTTGTTAGCAAATCTTAACTTCTGTCCTACAATGCTACCCTTCTTCAGGTAGTTTGCTATATGCACAGGCTTACCATTGAATGTTCCTTTGTGGTAATTAAATTTCGTAGTAGTTTCTAGATTGATATGCCTTGCAGGTAAAGCCGAAGCTGTACCCCGGGCTAAATTTTTTACGGCTATAGTATTTGCTTCTGTCACTTTCTTTACCCCCTCTTTATTTTTATAATATTTACAGCCAAAGCAATATGCATGTCCATCATCATACACCGCAAGATTGTCTTTTGAATTACAACTTGGGCATGTATCGTGGTGTGAAAATTGGCTTTCTGTTTTGTGCTCCATGTTATCTACCCCCTCGTTGAAAAACCCCCAACCACATATGAAAGTGTAGCTGAGGGTATGTTAGTGTTTAATATAATGTTGTATAGTATATAAGCAGACTGTCTCAGCATCTACATTATATACATCTTTAATTTCCTGCTTAATTCTAATCTGTGCTTTGTTGCATTGTTCTTCTGTTTTATATTCTTTTATATTTATAGTAGAGGCACCATTAAAAATCACAAGAATATATAACAACCACGTAAATGTCATATCCTATCCTCCTATCATATTAACTGATTCCATCTTGAGCCAAGCCTGTACGTCAAAGCAAGGACAATCTTTCTTAGATATCTCATTATGTCCTATCACCTTAGCATCTTTATATATATTGTTAATGAATGAAAGTGAGATTCTTAATGAGTCCCACTGGTCTACTGTATAGTTATTCTCTGGATTAAGATCAAGGTCTACACCACCTACCATACAGATGGCAACAGATCTATCATTGTATCCTTTAGCATGGGCACCTACTGCTTCCATAGGTCGTCCAAGTTCTATTAACCCGTCTCTTTTTATGACAAAGTGGTAGCCTATATCCAGCCACCCTTGTGCTCTATGCCATTTACTTATGTCATATGCTCCAATGTCCATAGTAATTGGTGTTGCTGATGTATGTATAATAATCAGCTCTGTCTTTCTTCTGTTATTCATAGCAGTCCTCTATTGCTTTCAGAGATTTCTCTCGTGTCTCTTCCTTCATCCATGTTAGTGGGATTAACCTGTCAGCATACATGAACCCATACTTCTCACACCACATAGCATATGTAGTATGAGACTTAGGGCTCAATCTATTCTTAGAGTTACTGAAGACAAACCTGATTTCAATATCAGGGTGTTGCTTCTGAAGTAAGAGATGTTTAGCCCTATCTATAGGCTTAAAAAAACCTTTAGCCTCGACAACTATTCCGTTACCAAGGACAAAGTCTGGTTTATATTTGGATACTGGTTTGATATACCTGAACCATAACTTCTTAGGCTCATATCCAAACTTGATTTTACACTCAGTTAAAAGGTTTGCAATCCTCCGCTCAAGTCCTGACCTGAACCTATTAGAAATCATCAAAGCTTTCTGTCTGGTTTTGGTTTTCTTCATCAGTCTCTATCTCCTTAGCTGTAACAATAGCAGGGGCAACAGCCACATGACCACCTTTTTCTTTTCCAAAACCAAATGAGTCGGCTACGTTACCACCACCTGTGACTAATTCAATCACCTGACAAGCGGATAACCTCATGGCTACACCCACACCTATAGTTGGACTATAGTATGGTAGTAAGAAACCAGCAGCTTTTATCTTAGAGCCACCCCATATTGTCTCATCACCGAATGGTGCACCTTGAGAGTCAAAGAGTTTAACGGACATCTTAATTGTTTCACCTGTTCTAGTAATCAGCTCAGCTTTTTGTTTAAGCTTAAAGATTACGTTACCTGTTTCATTACCCTCATCATCCATCTCAACAGCATAAGGTGGATCAGATCTTTTAATCTTCTTGTTCTTATTCTCACCTGATACTTCAGTGTACTTAGTATCTATAGCAGTATCAACCAACTTGATTAAGTCAACTGAGTCTTCTTTAGATAGCAGGATGTTTACTTTATAGTCACCAGCTGGGTTAAACTTTGTATCAGGCGTGTTCAACCATGGATACATCGCAGTCCCCTTTGGTGTGGTATATTTAGTAGTGTTTTTCATATCGTATTTCCCTTTATAGTTAATTAAAATTTAAATTCTTGTTCAAAGAATACTACCCCATCGTCATCAGCATTCCAACCATTGAGGTTTCTTCCTGTTTGTTTATCCCATCCAAACCTCCAAATGTTTCCACTCTTTTGTTTATACTTTCCAAACAAACGCAACTTACTTTTGTGCTCTTCATCTAAATCAAAATAATATCTGTACCCAGCTGACCACCCGGGCAAAGTACTATAGCCCTGTCCAAATGATTGGTATGAGAATATAAATATTATAAAAATTAAAATGTACTTCATACTTTAGTTTCCTTTATAGTTATTAAGACTGCCCCCAAAGTTACATCTACCTGCAAGAGCTTCGGTGAATAGGATTCCATTTTACATGCCAACCTTATTGTGTCAGCACTTCAAGGTAACTGTCCCACCTAATAGGCAGTCTATAGTTCTTAATGAGTATCACTAACTAAAGAAGAATACACAGTCCATGACAGCATCAATGTCAAGGTCTCCCATAGGTGGAGGAGGTGGTAATTTCTCACGTTTAGAAGGTGGTATTAGAGCTAACATCTTATGGTAGAATTTCTCTAACACATCATTATCTTTATACATATGTACGAAGGCATCCCTTAAGCACTCACCTAGCAGGTGTATCTCACTAGCATGGGTAGCATATGAATCATGTACCATACAAAAATGAGTAACTTGATTCTCAACAGCTAAGGTTATAGTTGCTGACATATGAGAAGCATCCAAGCCATGAACAAAGTTAGCTGACACTCCATTAATCTGCTCGCTGATATCATAGCTACCTGTGCTTTCCCTTATCCTTGGTCGATAGATAGTACCCATAAGTCTGGTCAGCACCTGCTTAGATTTATATTCAAGGTTAGCCTGTACGATAGGGAAATTGCTTGGAGTATTCCATACGATAGGTAGGTTCTCTTTACTCACTATCCTAGCACATAGTTGTAACCATGCCATAGTGTCTGTGGCAGCGTGAACAACAGTTTGAATAGAGTCATATATAACTCTACCTAAGTATGCACTAGCTAATAGTTCTTCCTTACCGAACACATCCTCAGCACCTTTACTAACTCTCTTCCTTATGTCTTCTCTTATAGGGTCGGTAAAGCTAAACCTCTTGCCACCATAGGGAACAACCAT